AACGGGCCGAGCTCGCCATAGACCGACGGCAGCACGTTGTAGAGGTTGGAGTGGGCAAACGACGTGCGCATGACCCGCGCGACATCGTCCAGCCAGGCCCGGACCGGGGTGAACTCCGACAGGTCCGGATCATGCGTCATCAGCTTGAACCACGGCCGGCCCGGTGACGTCAGGCCCGCCATCAGGCCCGACGACAGAATTTTCATCGACCGGCCGGCGGTGTTGTTGATCACCTTCAGGCCCTTGCGCTGACCGCGCTGGCCTTGGGTTTCCGACTGGAAGCGTCCCCGGTAGGGAGCAATGTGCTGCTGGATATCGCGCAGCACCGGCTCTGGCGCCTGCTTGGCCTTGTTGATCTCGGCCAGCCGCGCGAGCATCCGCGCGCGTTCGGTTTCCGGCCGGATCGGCGTGATCGAATCGGGCGGGGCTGTTTTGAGGACCGCGGCCATCAGGATCCGAGCAGCGACTTGGTCGGCGTGGTCGGCGGCTCGGTGCCGCCACTCGCCCCGCCCAGGGAACCGGCGAGGATCGTCGCGTTCAGGCCGTACTTGCTGGCCTGGCGACGACGTTCACGGTTACGGGTATCGAGGGCCGCTTGATCGATGATCTGCGGGGAAATCACCGTCGGCATGGTCGGTGCCGGCGGGAGCTTGGGTTTACTCATACAGATGACGGCATCCCCCCTGCAGGTTTGCGCGAGGCTATCCGCACATCTGGGGTCATTGCAACCCCGCCACACAACGTGTAGTGTTTCGTTGCGGCCCGTCGTTCTCCCCAGACTGACAGCCGCGCGTCGCGATCAGGCACTCCCCTGCCTACGCGCATCACGATACCGGCATGGTTCCGGTATCCCGTCGGACAGCGAGGACGGTGCCCGAAGGCAGAAGCCCGCACATCAGCGCGAGTAGCGGTCCTCGTCCGAACGCTCAACGACTGCACGCAAGAACGTGCTGCCATCCAATTGCGACTGCAACTGCTGGCGTTCCAGCGTCCATGCCGCCTGCACCGGCTGGGCATAGGTCAGCATCGCCGCGTCGGTGAAGTCCGGCGAGCGCCCGATCTCGGCGCGAATCTGCTCCTTGTCCGCCAGGATGATCTTGTCGCCCTTGAAGGTGTAAGTCAGCGCGACCAGCTCGCCGCGCATTTCTGGAATGTCGGGTAGCGCCGTGCCGGACTTGATCGCCTCGGCCAGCGCCCACGCCATCTCCGCGCGCTTGTTGAAGAAGCGCCCGTCCGCGGCTTGCGTGGCGAAGCCGATCCCGATCGGGTTACGCCCGAGCGCCACCAACTGGTCGATCCAGCCCGCCCCGTAGCCGCCGGTGTTGTCGACGAAGCAGGCATCAGCCTCCCAATCGCTCCACTTGCGCGCGACCTGGCCGGCACCCTGCAGGCTGTCGACGTTGCGTAACTGCTTCGGTTCCAGGAAGGCAATGCCCTGCCGGGGAAAGATGACCGACGAGTCCGAGCCGTACCGCGCCACGTCCACGCCCAGCACCTTCGCCGCCTTGATGTACTGCGCCAGCGGGATATGCCGGCCCATTGCCGCCGACACGTCGTCCGGACCGAGCAAGGCATTGAAGGAGAACGGCGGGAACTTCCCGAGCACGTTCACCATCACCCACGGGTTATCGCGCCCGTCCTTCGCAATCATCTGCCGTGCCCACTCGATCGACACGCGCGGCGTGCGCAACGGATCGTCTGGATCGCCGGTGATTTCACGCAGGCGCCACAGCCCGGCATCGCGGGTCGAGGCCCGGTACAGCGGACCGGACAGATGGGTCGGGTTGCCGGCCATTGCCATCTTCGTGACGATGCCGGTCGCTAGGGCCGCCTCGGCCGCCGACACCACGCCATCCGGAATGCCGCCCGCCTCGTCGATCAGGTACAGCAGGTAGTCGGCATGGAAGCCGGCCAGCGCGTTAGCTTGCTGCTCCTTGTTCGCGGTCTGCGACCAGGTGCGCGCCGACATGAACCAGGTGTCCTTGTGTTCCCGGCAGTAGATGCGCTCGGAGTTGACGGCAAAGATGTCCTGCAGCAACGGCGACCGCTGGTACCACTTCGCCATCTCCTTCCACAGGCCATCCTTGAGGTTATCCCCGGAGATCGAGATCGCCGCGCAGTTTGGAAACGGGTAGCACAGCAGGAAGTTCCAGCCCATCCACGACAGCAGCGTCGACTTGCCCGGCCCCTTGCATGCCTTGGCCGCGTACCGCTGGGTATGCGGGAAGGCGTCCAAGTCCTCGTCCTGCCACGGGTCCGGCGTCGCGCCGAACAGTTCCCGCACCATCACCTGGGGCTTTTCCCGCCACAGTTTCAGCTTGTCGCCGGCGACCTTGTCCGTGTCCGGCACGTCGTCGATCATTGCCGCGTTGCCGGTTTATCCGGTTCCACGTAAGCGTCTGGCGGGGGCGGCGTCGACGACAGGCCCGACAAGGCAATCAGCTCGGCCAGGCCCTTGCGGGTTTCCGGATCATCGAGCACGTGCTTTTCGCGCCAGCCGGCCTGGGCTTTGAGGTAGAAGATCGCCGCGCCCAGGTCTTTCCCGGTCGTCGCCCGCTGGAACAGCGTCTTAGCAACTTCGAACACGGCCTTGGCCTTGCCCTTGTCCAGCACGTTGCCGATCACCGGGTCGTCCCGGTAGTGGACATAGAGCGTTTTCTTGCTGACGCCCACCAGCAGACAGATCATGTCCTGCGGCAAGCCCAGGCCCGCGGCTGTTTCGACCAGAGAGATCGAGGCCGGTGTCGGTACATGCGGCTCCTGCGCCACGGTCAGTCTCCGAACGTCTCGTCCGAGCCCGCCCGCACGGCGGACCGGCCGGACAAGGCTTGCCAGCGCCGGATGATGACATCGGCGTAGTGCGGGTCCAGTTCCATCAGCCGCGCGGACATATTCAGGCGCTCGGCCGCGACCAGCGTCGAGCCGGCGCCGCCGAACGGGTCCACCACGATGTCGCCGGCGCGCGAGCTGTTGATCAGCATCCGCTCGACCAGCTCCACCGGTTTCATCGTCGGATGCTCGGTGCTGCGCTTGGGCCGGGGCTCTTCGAGCAACGACGGCACCAGCTGCTCGACTGTGGCCAGCGCATCGACGATGAACATCTGGTTCCCGATCGTCACCTGCCAGCGGCCATCCGGCAGCGCGGTGAACGGGGAGCCGGCGCCGAGCTCGGTGATGGTCGTGTTCTTGCGACCGCCATGCCAGCGATGCTTTGCGCCCGGCTTCCAGCCATACAGGATCGGTTCGTGGATCCACTGGTAGTCCGAACGCCCCAACACCAGCGCGTCCTTCTTCCAGATCAGGCAGCCCGAGAGCTTGAAGCCCGCGGCCCCGAATGCCGTCCGCACGCCCAGCCCTTCGGTGTCGGCATGGCAGACATAGCAGGCCCCGCCCGCCTTGAGCACATGGTAGATGCCCACGAAAGCTAGGCGCAGGAACTCGACGAAGTCCGACGCCGACATCTTGTCGTTCTGGATTTTGCCGGCCGCCGACTCGTAGTCGACGTTGTAGGGCAGATCGGTCCAGCAGATGTCCGCCCGTTCCTTGCCCATCAGCAAGTCCCATGCCGGCTGCTCCCGGCAGTCGCCAACCACGACGCGGTGCGGCCCCAGCACCCAGCAGTCCCCCAGCTGCGAACGGGACACCGGACGCAAGGACGGGCAGTCGTTTGGATCGCCGCCACCGCTCGACACCGTGTACAGGTCGGCCAGTTCCTCCGGCGACCAGCCCAGAATCTCCAGGTCGAAGCCTTCCACCTCCAGCGCCGACAGTTCAAAGCGCAGCTTGTCGTTGTCCCAGCCGGCATTCATCGCCAGCTTGTTGTCGGCCAGGATCAACGCCCGCCGCTGGGTTTCCGTCATGGGCGGCAGGGTGAGCGTGGGCACGGTGGGCATCTTGAGCAGCTTGGCCGCGAGCAAGCGTCCGTGCCCAGCAATGACATGCCCGGACGGATCGATGAGCACCGGATTGGTGAAGCCGAACTCGCAGATGGACGTCGCAATCTGCTCGACCTGCGCCTCGGAATGGGTACGTGCATTGCCCGGATACGGGGTCAAGGCGTCGACCGGCGAGCTTTTGTATACGTGGAGCATTGAACCGTCAGCGGGGGGCATGGCGACACTCAAAGGAAAGGATTAACCGCCGCCGCCCAGGAACGTGTTGAACGGCTTGGCGCCGGCATTGAGCCCGAGGTTGGTCCCCTGCTGGGCGGCTTGCACGCCCATCGCCGCGCCCTTGCGGGTCATGTCCAGGCTGGCCTGCGTGGCCTTGGTACCCGCATCCTGGCCCCACTTGGTCGCCTTGACCGCGAGCTGGGTCGTGGCCTTCATGTTCTTCAGCGGGTTGGGGTTGAAGAAACCACTGGGTAGGCACATGGCGAACAGTCCCCCGGCGAGCGATGGCTCGCACACTACACCCGCAAGGGTCAGGAGGACAAGGGCAGTGGTTTGATCTTGCGTACCGACTTCATCGACTTGGAAAAGCGGTACGCGCCCGCCTCGGTGAGCACGATCAGTCGGCCCTCGTAGATGGTCATGGCGAGCACTGGCGTGCGGAAGCGGTGCAGCAGCTTGGCGCCGGGCAGTTTATGGGCGGTCACTTCAACCCCAGCCCGTCCAGATGCCGGAGCTCCACGACGCTGCAGCGGTAGTCCCGCGCTGTTTTTAGCAGTTCCACTAACGAGTGGTCGATCGTATCAATGCGGATCGCCGCGGCCAGCACCGCGAGCTCGAGCGCATCCCGCCGAGTGATCAGCAGGCGCTCGCAGATCAGGTCCAGGGCTTCGTTCGTGGTCCAGCACAGCGCGAAGCTGCTCTGACGGCCGCCACGTTCAGCCAGGCGCTTACGATTGCGCTGCTGTTTGGTCGGCACGATGCAGCGAGGTTGCAAAGGCATCAATCCTCCTTCGGCAGCAGGCGCCGACGCTTGAGCGCCTTGGCCTTCTGCGTGACCCGGCCGTGGCTGATATGCCACGACGCACAATGCGGGCAGCGGTAAATCTGCTGCAGCCCTTTGTCCGATACCTTGCGCAGTTCGCGCTTCGCGGCTTCGGCCGATGCGTGCCGGTGCTTGCCGGACTCGGGGCACTTACCCGACGTGGGCATCGTCTACACCTTTCCACAAATACTCTACGCGACCGTATGGACCAAGCACCTGCAGGCTGGTCCTGCGCAGCTTCCCGGTCTTGGTCAGATCCGACATCGTCCGGCGCACCGAGGTCAGCAGCCACGACAGGCCCGCGGTTTCGCCCTTCTTCCAGACCTGGCTGGGCGAGAACATCGCGCCGGGTTTCGTGGCGAAGATGTAGAGCACCGCATCGGCTTGCCGGCGCGCGGCGTCCTTGGCGAGAGCCAGGTCCATCCCCGCAAGGTGCGTGGTGTTGTAAAATTCCGCTTGCACCGACACGCAGTGCGGCTCAACGACGACCCGACGCAAGCCCACCCCGTATTTCGACAGGTCGACGGGCTTGTTGAACAGATCAGTCTGCTCGCTCATGGCACCAACAACCCGGCCGGCAGGCCAAAGGTCGCCCCCAAGGCATAGCCCAAGAGCAGGCCACCGATCCACGCGCTGATCCACAGCCAACGCCGGAAGGCTTCCAGGCGCTCGAACTCGCGCACACTGCGCGGCTTGACGAGCGGGTGGGGCCTCTGTTCCTGCGCGCCGGTGACGTGAAATCCCGAGGACGGGTCGCGCTTGAACGGCAGGGTGGTCGGCACCACCGGCGGCTGATCACGTAGCTTGGACATGGGTAGTCTCCTTCAGGCCATAGACGCGCGCTTTGAGGGCCGCGTACTGCCGGCGCACCATCGGCGCGAAGAACGAAGAATCACGGAAACGCACGATCGCCAGGCGGTCAGCCTTGAGCCGCAGGATCGGATCGGCGGGACGGAAGTAGTGGCGGCCATCGCCCAGGCACGCCGGGCACGGGTCGTCGTGGTAATCCTGCGGGTCGAACTGGTGCACGCCCGGCACGACGCCGGCGCCTTGGCAGGTGCGGCAGGTGTCGTAAGAGCGGCACATCAGTGCACGCTCCACACGTAGAACGCGACCCAGCCGATCGCCACGCTTCCGATCACGCGCCAGTCGAAGGCGTCGATGCGGGAGCGGGTCATGGCTGACAGTTCGCGAGAAGTTCGACTAGGTCGTTGGCTTCTTGTTGCCACGCCGCCGAGTACGCCGAGTACGCCGCCGAGTACGCCGAGTACGCCGCCGAGTACGCCGCCGAGTGCGCCGCCGAGTCCGCCGAGTACGCCGCCGAGTCCGCCGAGTACGCCGCCGAGTCCGCCGAGTACGCCGCCGAGTACGCCGCCGAGTACGCCGAGTACGCCGCCGAGTACGCCGCCGAGTGCGCCGAGTACGCCGCCGAGTACGCCGAGTACGCCGCCGAGTA